GTTTCCTTTTCCACAACCAAACTTTTTAATCATTGTAGGTGGATAGACATCGTAAGGTATATTCTTTTCCCAGAGCTTATGTTTAAATAAACCACAGTTCTCTGCTATTTGAAATACTCTTCCGACTGCTCCAAACGCATATCCTTCAATTCCAACAAAGTCACATTCAAAACATTTCTCTTGCGACCACGATCCAATGATACTATATCGTTCTTGATCGTTAAACCAGTTATCCGGATACATTGTTGCTTGATATTGTCCTTTCTCACCAATCAATAATTTCTTTTGCTTTACGTAATAGTAAAAAGTACAATTATCATAACTCCACTCATCACCTTCATGTACGCATATTGCTGGACTACTTAAACTGTAATCCACACCTGCGACTCTCATAGTTAACTCCATAATTAATATATTATGGTATTATTTATTCAGTCTGCACGGTAAAAGATATGTGAACCTATTGTTCCTACTTGCTGTAAAGTTGGAGCCCAATATGGACTTACAAACGTTGTATGATAATGAGTTGCACCTTCAGTGATTCCACGAAACCTTGAGTTCTGTATAATCTTATATGATATTGCCATAGACTCTTCCCAAGCATCTTCTTCAGTTGCTTCGTCTGATCTACCATCGCAATACCAACTGAATTGGCAACGATTACGCTTCGGTACTAATACCTGAGGATCCTTCCAAGAAGGTTTATGTTCTCCTTGATATACAACACCGCAAACAGAGTTAGGATATCTATCGTCACGTACACGATTTAAAACTACATCAGCAACTGCATATTTACCTGCGAGGTTCTCTGACCTTGCTTCATGATAAACGTTCATTGCTAAACATCGTACTTCGCGTGATTCATATTCAACTAAAGGACCAACCTTTTCATCAAAGGTACTTCCCGATGATGGTAATGCCAAGACAGTGGCAATAGCTGCTAAGAACAGTTTCATATTCCGTTCTTGCAGAATGAATCGTATAAAGCATCGCCTTCAAGTCTTTCACCAAACTGACGAAGAAACTTTCCACCTTGAGATCTCACAATTGTACCATCGTTATATTCAACATCGGTAACAGATTTATTATCAGCGGTATCTTCAGGATGAGTATCATAATACATAGAACTCATTGAATGAGAATGTATAGTCTTTGTTTGCTTCGCCCATTCTTCTGCTTCTCTCATAATTTTCACCTTTGCTACTTCAGAATCATATTGTGTCATAGTTTCTCTCCTGGTTCAAAACCTCTGAATGTTTTAAAACGCGGAAACCTTAAACTGTAGGCTTCCTGATCTTGAGCGATTGTAATTGCATCAGCTCGTATCTCTACAAGCTGACCAATGACAGAGTCAAAATTATTCCAAATATCATCCCTGTTAGCATCGCTAAGACCTGTGCCAACATTAACCTTGATATGTTTACCTTCGTCGGTTCCTTCACAGACCAACGCTCCAGTGCTTCCTTCATTTTTGCCGGTTCCTTCTTCAATGTCAATAACTTTTAATGTAACTTCAATATAAGGTTTCATTTTTAGCCAACCATAAGAACGTTTGCATTCATACATACCGTTCACAGGTTTGACCATGATACCTTCATAGCCTTCTTCTATTGCTGTATTATTAATTGCCTTGAATTTATCAGAGTCATCTTCAATATTAAGTACATCATATTTCGTAACGACAATACAATCATTGAAATACTCAGACTGTTCAAAGCCTTTCAATAATTCTTTTCTTTTAGTTAGTGGTAATGTACCACTGCCTGTTTGGAATTCATCAAGAGGTAAAAAGTCAAACAGTGCAAAGTATGCATCTGCAGTTTCTGCTCCTTCCTTACGATGAACTTGTTTCATTAATGATTGGAAATCTTTTGACATAACTTCACCATCGAAGACTAAGTCATCAAAGATCTTTTTACTAAATGCTTTTTCGATATGTGGGAAGTTGGTAAGTAGTTTACCATTTCGAGAATAGATGACTGCATTACCATTTTGAACAATTACAATTGCTCTTACACCATCATACTTATATTCAACTACACAATCACCAGTTATCTTTTTGGGATTGTTGTCACCGCTGTGGGCAAGCATACAAGTAAATACAGGGATTGTATTTTTTCTGACATTGTTGACTGTCTTGAGAGATACACCGCATCTAAGGTCTTTAATTAAGATCCTACGATACCAATCGTTCCATTGTTCGTTTGTTGCTGCTTCTCTTGCGACTACGATTGCGTCTCGAGCAGCATGGCCTGTTAATTCACGATTCTTTAATTGATCTGCGAGAATATAGAAATCCTCAGGTAATAGACCAGGACCGTCGTTTTGACTTGTTGGTACATCAGCCACACCAAAGGTAATCATATTATCAAGACAATATAATAAACCTTTGACTAGACCTTCATCATTAATATATTGAGACAACAAATCTTCTTTATATAGTCGACTGTTATCTCTCTCAAGTAACTGTATTAATTTCCATGGTTCTGTTTTCATATTATAATTACTTTTCAAATTTATGGTACCATTATAAACTAATTCATAATGAATGTCAATAGTTATTCAGATAAATCTTCGCCGTATCGACCACGTTCTCGATTACCGTCACCATTCAACTCAGTCATATCTTGCTGCTTTGCTTTGAAATCGTCTTTAAGATGAGGATATCTCGTATACACTGGATGAGCAAACTCTGAGTTAAATTCTTCCTCATGAGCTTTCTTTGCTTTTTTCTTTCCAAAGATACGATCCCAACCATCATCGTATTGTTTAGTTGACGCTTTACTTGTTAGTGAATCGCCTGTTATGTCGTTCTTTGTTGCCATTATAGTTCCAAGTTCAATTGTACCGGTCCGTCTTTCTTAAAAAACATACGACCCAATTCGTCTAGTTCTAATGTGAATTTATCTCCTACTTCAAGTGGAGTGTTTTTAATACGTACCATATATAATTCATCAGGATCTGGTTTATCAAGCATAAGTAAACCCTGCTCGTCAATCCTAAATTTATAGTCTACATACATCATCTTGCCATCCTCGATATTTCTGTTGCTTGTTCCTGATTAATAATAGGTACTGCATTTGATTTATGCATCGTAGCAATACCTTTAACTAATGTTCCTGTATAGACCGGTACTTCTTTCTTAGTTCCATGACCTGAACCTTTTGTAGAATGATAAGAAGGATATTCTGGTACTTCTCTACGAAATGATTCTGTTGGTGTATATGGTTTAAACTCAGACTTCGGTTTAACCTTGCCTAGACAATAGTTTATATATTCATCTAATGTATCATAACGCAAATCATGTAAACCTTTACGCTTCATGTTTTTATTATGCATACGCCAATCAAGCTCGTATTGAGCCATCTTAGCTTTAGTTATTTTGACTTTACGTTTCCGAGTGGAAATCGTTGTTAGACCTCTTGCCAATGCCATAATATAAATCTCATTCAAAAAAGGAGTTCAGTGTCGGTCCTTTGGCGTCAGATTCCTACTCAGTTGTCCTACCTCGCAACCATAGTCACTCGGTAAGTCCGTTGGTAGTTCAAAAGTTGCTCCCGGACTCAGTAGCCGTCGTGGGTCCTAAATGGTAGAGCTATTAACTCCGTGATTCCATCTCGCCGTCATGGTTTATCCACTGAACAAAATAATTATAACAAACTATTTACCTAATGTCAATAGTTTTATGAATTTATTTATAGTGCCTTTGACCTCTACCATTAAAAGCTCTCATTTCAGATTGAATCTTCTTCTGATGTCTTTTAACTGCTTCAGCCTTTTTTCTTTTACGTTTTGCCGTAGGCTTTTCGTAATATTCTCTAGCTCTCAATTCTTTTAAGATTCCTGCCTTTTCAACATTCTTCTTAAACTTTCTCAAACCAATATCAAACGGCATCGCTGATGGTGGTCTTTTATCTTTAGGATGTCTTTTCCTCGGAGTAAGGTCGACTGACAATCCCCCGTTATTACTTAATTTATTATTCATTTGTATATTATAACTTAGTTTGTACTAAATGTCAATAGTTATTTTCATTTATTAATTGAGAACTGAATGTATGTCAACTATACTTGCCTGTTGCCATTAATTTGTCATATGCCTTTCTATCAACATATCCTGACTCTAATAACTTTTGTCTATTGACTAAATGAGCAGAAAGAGTATCTTCTTTAGATCCACCTGTGTAAGGTACACAATGACCTTCTGAAGACATGACTTCTGTTACTGGTCTCCATGAATCTGTTGTTGGGCAATATACATCAAAGTCTCCAAGGATACGACCAAACTTACCTTTCATATCTTCGCCGTCTCGAGCAACCTGAGTTCTCAATGTTGGTGATTTACCTAACAGTTCTTTTAAACGTTTGCCTGCAGCTTTACCAAATAACTTTTCTACTTTGTTTCTTGTTCTACTTTCTGGTGTATCAATACCCATGATACGAACTCTTTCGTTTCTTAACCAGATTCCAAAGCCTAAATCGATGTCTACATCTACTGTATCACCATCAACGACTTTTAATAAATTTGTTCTATATTCATACATTGTTATGTCCTCTTAGTATGTCGTTCGATCCACGACTCGTTTCGGCCTGCTTTCTTTTCTTCCCAATCTTCGATAGCCTTTTTAATACTATCTTCGGCCAATACACTACAATGTATTTTAATTGAGGGTAATTCTAAAGCTTGAGCAATTTCACTATCTTTAATTAATTTTGCTTCTTCTATTGTTTTACCCACTAACATTTCAACAAACATTGATGAACTTGCGATTGCTGAACCACAACCATAAGTTTTAAATTTGACATCAATGATTTCTTCGGTCTCAGGATTTAATTTGAGATCGAGTTTCATAACATCTCCACAAGCAGGTGCACCTGTCATTCCTGTTGCCACATTAGGGTCGTTAGGATCAAACCTACCAACGCCATGAGCTTGAGGATTATTAGTTACTGCTTCGAATCTGTCGAGTACTTTTTTAGAATAGGCCATAGATTGTATTTATACATTTCTACGACACCAAACTGTTAGCCACCATTTAAAATATCTACGACCTTCACCGTATGCTGCTGAGGCTAATCTGTTGTATTTCATCCTGAATTTTTTAAACTATAATAAAAGGTAATTGCACCAAATACCATTGGACATATCATTACACAACCTATTCCAATAATTAATCCAAGGTTCTCTACCATAGAGTTGGATCCTCTAAGATAAAAACGATTTGACGTCCTAACTCTTCCCATTCAGTTTTAGTTTTGCCACGAGTTGTTTCTGCAGCAGTACCAATACGAATTCCACTTGTCTCTTTGAAGTTTCTAGGATCGTTAGGAATACCATTTTTGTTTACGGTGATTCTGTGTTTCTCTAAGATATCAGCAGCTTCTCTTCCACTTAATTCGGAATCAACTAAACTAACTAATATAATATGAGAATCAGTACCACCTGTTAATACTGATAATGTTTTACTATCGTTAAGTACTTTTGCCAATGCTTTTGCATTTTCAATTACTTTTCTTGAATAGTCTTTAAATGATGGTTCACTTGCTTCAACAAATGCTTGAGCTTTAGCAGCAATGATATTCATTAATGGACCACCTTGAGTACCTGGAAAGATTGCTCCATTGATCTTTCTTGTATAGTCAGGATTGTTCCATAATATAATTCCACCACGAGGACCACGTAATGTTTTATGAGTTGTAGAAGTAACGACATCTGCATAAGGTACAGGATTGTCATATACACCACCGGCAATCAAACCAGAATAGTGAGCCATATCAACCATAAGTAATGCACCTACCGAATCAGCAATTGCTCTAAACTTTACCCAATCAATTTGTCTTGGATATGCACTTGCACCAGCAACGATCATATCAGGTTTATGTTCTTGAGCTAACCTGGCTACTTCTTCATAATCAATTAAACCGTTTTCATCAACACCATAAGTATGAGCATTAAACCATTTACCTGAAATCGTAACTGGAGCTCCATGAGTTAAATGTCCACCGCTTGCTAAATCCATTCCGAGAATTGTATCTCCTGGTGTTAAGAACGCTTTATATACAGCAAGGTTTGCATTGGCTCCACTATGTGGTTGAACATTCGCAAATTCACAACCGTACAATTCTTTTAGTTGGTCAATTGCTAATGATTCAACTTCATCCATAAATTCGCAACCGTTATAATAACGTGCTCCTGGATATCCTTCTGCATATTTGTTTGTAAACTCTGAACCACAAAGTTTCATAACTGCTTTTGAAGCAAAGTTCTCTGAAGCAATTAATTCAGTGGTTAGTTTTTGTCTTGATAATTCTTTTTGGTAAATCTTATTGATTCTTTCGTCTAACATTATTTAATCTAGGTCCTCACTCAGTTTATATTGACACTCCTTTACGAAGTGATAAAAAGTACCTACATGCCTTTCGTCCTCAAAGATTTGAGGTAACACGTTTGTACTTACGTTTAATTCTTTCAATTGATTATAATACATTGTGATGCCAATGTCAAGGAATTTATACTCACCGTAGAAATCAATTGCTTTTTGTTTTGCCTTATCACAGAATTGACAAGACTTATTACCATATATGTATATCACGGCTTTGGAGATTTATCTTCCCAATCGTTAATGAAGTCAAGTTGCTTTGCTTGAGTCCATTCTTCAGACAATTTTTCGTTATCGTCTTTGAAAAGTTTAAGTACTTTTTCAGTATCAGCAAAATCTATATTGGTTACAGT